AACATCAGAAGAAAATAGAGCAAGGGAACTGAAGAGGTGGGCGGGGGTATAAAAAGCTGAGGGCATTCTCCCTCGGAAACCGCGCGCCCTCTCACGCGCAGATTATTTATTTGATTATTAAGGTTTCAAATGGCAGGAGTAAAAGGGAAAAGCGGCGGTGCTCGTAAAGGCGCTGGAAGAAAACCGGATGTAGCATCCTCTGCTGATACATCCACTCTATCACCACTTGAGGCGCTTCTATCAATAATGAATGACCCATCTGTTTCTGTTACGCAACGAATCAGCGCTGCAAAAGCCGCCGCGCCATATATCCATAAGAAGAGTAGCGAGCCAGGGAAGAAATCGCAGAAGCAGGAGGCTGCTGCGGCGGCTGGAAGCGGAAAATATGCGCCGGCTGAGCCGCCAAAGCTTAAGATTGTTTATAGTAGAGCTGCAAATGGCTAATGTGGGACACATCTTGTATTGATTGGGCCTCAAGATTAAAAAATGGCCGATCAATAATTCCGCCGCCTCTCTTTAAAGATGGAGCTGGAGAGTATCTGGAAGTATTCAAGTCTCTTCGGGTTGTTGATCTCCATGGCAAGCCTACATTCGGTGAATGCTGTGATGAATGGGTGTTTGATTTTGTCAGATCAATTTTCGGCGCATATGATTCTGAGACCGGAAGGCAGCTGATCCGGGAATACTTTCTGCTGATCAGCAAAAAGAATACAAAATCAACAATTGCTGCTGGAATTATGTTGACAGCAACAATCAAGTGCTGGCGAGAAGATGAAGAGCACCTGATTATTGCACCAACCAAGGAGGTTGCAGACAACAGCTATAAGCCAGCCGCTGGAATGATCCGCTCCGATCCTGAGCTTGCCGATCTATTCCTCGTTCAGGATCACATCAGGACGATTACCAACAGAAATACCAAGTCATCGCTCAAGGTGGTTTCGGCTGATACAGATACGGTGTCAGGAAAGAAGTCTGGCCGTGTGCTGGTTGATGAATTGTGGGTGTTTGGCAAGAAGTCGAACGCTGAATCCATGCTTATGGAGGCAACTGGAGGGCAAGCATCACGCGATGAAGGGTGGGTGATTTATCTGTCAACGCAGAGCGATGAACCGCCTGCAGGCGTGTTCCTGGACAAGCTGAACTATTATCGCGATGTCCGGGACGGAAAGATTGAGGATAGAAAATCTCTCGGGATACTCTATGAATTTCCTGAGGACATGGTGGAATCGAAAGCTTATCTTAAGCCTGAAAATTTCCATATCACCAATCCAAACCTTGGTCGCTCTGTTAGCGCCGAATGGTTGAAAGATCAGCTTGTAAAAAACCAGAATAAACAGGGCGGCGCGTTTCAGCAGTTCATCGCAAAACATCTGAATGTTCAGATCGGGTTGAATCTTCGCTCTGACAGATGGCCTGGTGCGGATTTCTGGGAACAATGTGGAGACAACACGCTGAACCTTGGAAACTTGCTTCAGAGAAGTGAAGTCGTCACTGTAGGTATTGATGGCGGCGGACTTGATGATCTTTTAGGGCTCGCAGTTATTGGCCGCGATTCTGAGACTGGAATATGGTTGCACTGGGCTAAAGCCTGGGCACACAAAAGCGTTCTTGAGCGGCGAAAGTCAGAAGCCCCGAAACTCAGAGACTTTGAGCGAGATGGCGATGTATCCATCGCTGATAAGGTCGGGGACGATGTTAAAGAAGTGACGGGCATCATTTCAATAATTGCTGACACAGGCCTTCTTGAATTAATCGGTGTTGATCAGCACGGGATTGGCGGGATCTATGAAGGGCTGGTAGGAACGGATAAAGAGCCTGGGCCAGTCACATCTGATCAGATTGTCGGTATTTCGCAAGGCTGGAAATTGCAGGGCGCAGTCAAAACTGTTGAAAGGAAGCTTGCTGGAAAGCAGATTGCCCACTGCGCAAGCCCATTGATGTATTGGTGTGTTGGCAATGCCAAGATTGTGCAATCAGGCAATGCTATCTCCATTACCAAGCAAGCCAGTGGATCAGCGAAGATCGACCCCCTAATGGCAACATTCAACGCTGCACAATTGATGGCGCTTAATCCAGAACCAAGGGGCCGATCCTCTTACAACGAACGCGGACTGATTTTTATCTGACATGAGACTTTTAGACAGAATCAAAGTGGCATTCGGGATAAACAGCGCCATGAGCAGCGCAGATTTTCACGGGATGTTGTTGGGTAGAGAAACGGCAAGCGGGGAACATGTTTCAGCATCGAGCGCGCTCAATAATTCTGCAGTGCTGCGGTGTGTCAGTATCATTTCTGAGTCAATCGGGATGCTGCCATTAACACTGTTTGCCCGTGGCGACGAAAAAGAGGTTGCGAAATGGCATCCCTTGTACAAGCTGCTCAAAATAAAACCAAACGATTATCAGGGAGCTTACAAATTTAAAAGCACGATGCAGTTGCATTTGCTGCAAAAAGGCAACGCCTATGCTCGTGTCGTGCGATCTGGCGAAAGAGTGATACGGCTTGTGCCTCTTAACCCGGACGGTGTTACACCCAAGCTTAACAACGACTGGACGATCACATATCAGGTCGTGGTGCCTGATGGATCATACATAGAGCTTAAGGCAAGAGATGTGCTACATCTTGCTGATCTGTCAGAGGACGGAATAAAAGGCATTTCCAGAGTAGATAAAGCAAGGGAGGCTATCGGGCTGTCAATTCAGGCTCATAGAGCAGCGGCCAGACTGTTTAAAAACGGAATCATGGCAGGTGGCGCGCTGTTGATGCCTGGACGGATGAAAGATGAGCAGATACGCCGCGTTCGTGAAAGTCTTAACGATAGCTATTCTGGGGCAGACAATGCAAGCAAATGGATGGTGCTTGAAGATGGGATCAAGCCGGAGAAATGGGCAAATACGGCGAATGATTCTCAGCATATTGAAAACCGCAGGCACCAGATTGAAGAAATAGCCCGATACTTTGGTGTGCCTCGGCCGCTGTTGATGATGGATGACACATCATGGGGCAGCGGGATTGAGCAGCTTGGTATCTTCTTTGTTCAATACGGGCTTCAGCATTGGTTCACTATCTGGGAAGAAGCCATCATCAATACCTTGTTAACTGAAAAAGAAGCGGAACAGTTATATCCAAAGTTCAATGAAAAGGCGCTTCTGCGCGGAACTACCAAAGACCAGGCGGACTTCTTTAGCCGTGCACTTGGAGCAGGAGGGCATAGTCCGTGGCTGACGCAAAACGAGGTGCGCGAGCTAAGCGATCTTCCAAAGTCTGGAGAGGGGGGCACGGACTCTTTACACAACCCAATGACAACCAGGACGATAAATAATGAGCCTAATCAAACTCCCTGAAATCAAAGCGGATTTACCTGTTGGCGTCACATTTGATTTAGCGCCGGACGCGCTTAAAAAATGGACTCCTGAGATTCAGGCCTCTTCTGAACCGGAGAACACCATATCAATGTATGAGCCTATCGGCAGTCAATGGGATGGCACAGGCGTTACTGCTAAACGCATTAGCGCAGCTCTTCGCAGCATTGGAAAGAACGATATCGTCGTCAACATAAACAGCCCGGGAGGAAACTTCTTTGAGGGGGTCGCAATTTATAACATGCTCAGATCGCACCAATACAAAGTGACGGTTAATGTTCTCGGGCTTGCAGCCTCAGCTGCTTCTGTGATTGCGATGTCTGGTGATGAAATACTCATGGGTGATGGCGCGTTCCTGATGATTCATAACTCTTGGGGGCTTTCCATAGGGGACAGGCATGACATGGCAAAAGCAGCCTCAATGCTTGAGCCGTTTGATAAAGAAATGGCCGAGCTTTATTCGGCAAGAACCGGAATTGATCTTGTTGAAATTGAATCGATGATGGACAAGGAAACCTGGATCAGCTCAAAGCAAGCAATCGAATTTGGTTTTGCAACCGGGGTACTGGCGCAATCGGCTGTTTCAGCAAACAGGCTGGTTGGCAATAAAAAAGCATTAGCGCTGGTGGAGTCTGCAATGGCAAAGGCTGGATACAGCAGATCATCCAGAAGGGAAACGCTCCAGCAACTATTTTCTGGCAAGCCGAGCGCTGCCAACAATGACTCCATGCCGTGCGCCGGAGAGATGAAAGAAATCAACTCATTAATTCAGATTTTAAGAGGTTAAATATGGAAAAGACACTTCAGGAATTACAAAAAGCATTCTCCGACTTTAAGGCCGAACACCAGAAACAGCTTGACGACATCAAAAAAGGCATCAACGATCCGCTTCAGGCTCAGGTTGTTGAGAAAGTCAGCGCACAAGTTGATGATTTGCAGAAAGCGGTGGATCAGGCAAATATCAAGCTGGCAGCCTATGAAATGGCAGGGGCTGCTTCTGGGCAGAAGATCAAAGACCCTGAATATAACACTGCTTTTCTCGCTCACATGAAAAAGGGCGATGTTCAGGCATCACTGAACAAGGGACAGGCATCAGAAGGAGGCTATCTTGCTCCTGTTGAATGGGATCGCACTATTGGTGACAAACTGGTTGAAATATCGCAGATGCGCGCAATCTGTTTCGTTCAGTCAATCAGCACGGCTGGCTTTACAAAACTGTTCAACCTGAAAGGGACAGCTTCCGGATGGGTCGGGGAGAAGGAGGCTCGCCCAGATACCAGCACACCGACATTCGGCCAGATGACCTATACAACGGGAGAAATCTATGCAAATCCGTCGGCAACACAACAAATGCTTGACGATGCAGAGATCAATCTTGAAACTTGGCTTGCTGGAGAAGTGGCGCAGGAATTTTCGTTCCAGGAAGGAATTGCGTTTCTCACCGGCAACGGAACCAACAAACCTACTGGCCTTATGACCTACATTGAAGGCATGGCGAACGCAACGACGCACCCTTATGGCGCTATCAGGAAGGTTGCGAGCAAAAACGCAACCACGATCACTTCAGACAGCATTATTGACCTGATCTATTCGCTGCCTGGCGCATTTACTGGCAATGCGCGGTTTATCATGAACCGCGCTACCCAAGGCATTGTTCGCAAGCTCAAAGATGGGCAAGGAAACTATCTGTGGCAACCAAGCTTTGTTGCCGGGCAACCTGCAACAATAGCAGGCTATCCACTTTCCGAAATTCCAGGGATGCCGGATATGGTTGCAAATGCAACGCCTATCCTGTTTGGGGATTTTCTCCGAGGCTATCTGATCATTGACCGCGTTGGCGTGCGTGTCCTCCGTGACCCTTATACCAATAAACCGTTTGTTAATTTCTACACAACAAAACGTGTAGGCGGTGGCCTGTTGAATCCTGAGCCGCTCAGAGCCTTGAGCATTGAAGCGTAAGCGTAACGATACACGGGGCTTTTGCCCCGTTTCCTTGCGAGGTTTCCATGAAATTTGTCAAGCCGTTTAAAGGGGTAAAGGCAGGAGAGTTTTACCCAACACAATTCATGCCTGGTGACGTATGCCCAGAAGAGCTTATCCTGGCCGCAAGCTCATGCGGCGCTCTTGAAAGGATCGGTCATGAACAAAAACCAAAGGCAAAAAATGATCGTCGATCTTGAGACAGCAAAGCGCCATCTGAATGTTGATGGTGATTATGACAATGAACAGATCGCGCTTTACATTTTATCGGCCAAGAAGCACGCTGAAAACTTCCTCGGAAGGGCGATATATAAGGACAAAA